ACCATAACCTGCCGGCTCAGCACGACGGCCGCGGTGCAAACGGGCGGGCGTTGTCGAATATCTGGGGTCTCGCCGGCAACTTCGTGGTGACGCCGAGCAACGGTGACACCGTGCTGGATCAGGCCGGTAACGCCTTCAACAACCTTGCCTGGCTTGACGAGGCTGAGGCGACAATCGGCTATATTGACGATGACCTCGGCGCCCATGAGATCGGCAAGCGATACCTGACGCGCCGCGACAGCGCGACGCTGACGGTCGGTGACGTTGTTGGCGCGCTGTGCCTGAAGTCCGGGCTTGAGGTTTCCGATTACGACGTGTCGGAACTCACGGACAGCATCCGCGGCTATATGATCCCGCGCCCGATGCCTGCGCGCGATGCCATTACCGTCCTGGCTGCCGCATACCTGTTTGACGCGGCAGTGATTGACGATGTTCTCTACTTCCGTAAGCGCGGCGGCGCGACGGTGGCGACCGTCGCCTATGCCGACATGGTCCGCGAAAACCCGGACGAAAGCATCATCGAGGAAGAGCGGACGCAGGACGCGGAAATCCCGCGCGAGATCACCGTCCGCTTCCCCGACTTTGATCGCGGATGGGAACCCGGCGCGCAGTCTTGGTCGCGCCCTCTCTCCCCGACAGCAACCATGGCAGGCCGGGGCAGCGCGGCCCTCGATCTTGCCATTCCGATGACCGCGGACGAAGCCAAGGGCATTGCGCGGCGCATGTGCGTGGCGGCTTGGCGCGAGCGGACGCGCTTCACCTTCAGCGTCGGCCCCAAGCACGCGCGCATTGTCCCGACTGATCCGATCCTTGTCGGCACCCGCGATGGCGCGACAATCCGCGTGCGGGTTACGGCGGTGGACGATGGCGCAAACTGGGTCCGGCGCATCGAAGGCGTGACGGAAGACGCCGCTGCCTACGACCTGACGGCAACCGCAGACGGCGGCGGCTATTGGGACGCACCGACTATCCCGGCGCCTTACTACACGCGGATGGTGTATGCGAACCTGCCGCTGATCTACGACAGCGACGACCTCGATCAAGCGGCGCTGCGGGAATATGCCATCGCCGCGGCATATGACGGCGCGAACTGGGGCGGCGTCACTGTGTATCGCAGCACTGACAGCATCACCTACAGCGACCTTGGCACCATTGCCGGCGACGGTGCGCCCTGGGGCACGGTGACAGCCATTCCCGACCCGCCGGCTTCGCCATGGGTCTGGGATGAAGTGGGCGAGTTGGTGGTCCGCATGACGGACGGCGAGCCCGACAGCGCGACGGAAGCCGAGGTGTTAAACTGGGCTAACCTTGGCGCGCTGATCGACGGCGACGGCAACGCCGAGCTGATCCAGTGGAAGACAGCGACCGACAATGGCGATGGCACGTTTACCCTCACCAGCCTGTTGCGCGGCCGGCGCGGCACGGAAGACCTGATCGACAGCCGCGCCATCGGCAATATGTTTGTGATCCTCGATGAGAGCGTGCTTGGCTACAGCGACACGACGACCAGCGACACCTCGACGCGCTACATGCGCGCGGCCTCGGTCTTCGACACCGCCGACACCGCGCGTCCGACTATTCAGAAGTCCCTGCGCGGACGGGCAGAGCAGCCTTACGCGGTCTGCCAGATCGAGGTGACGCGTGACGGGTCGGATAACATCAGCGTGGACTTCCTGCGCCGGACGCGCGTCGGTGGCGAATGGCTAGACGGCACAGGCGACGTGCCTCTGGCCGAGGCGACCGAGTCCTACGAGATGGACATTCTTGCCGGGCTGCCGGAACGCTATGCGCCGGTTTACGATGCCTCCAGCGAGTTCGGCGCGGGCTACCCTGCGAGCAACGCTTTTAACGGCGGCACCACTGGCTTCCCCTGGGCTGCGATCAGCGGTTCCGGTGAATGGCTGCGGATCACGTATGCCTACGGCGTGAAACTGCTGCGCTACTCGATCCAGGCGCGTGAGGATGGCTTCACCTCGCAGACGCCGCAGGACTTCGAATTCCAAGGCCGCTTCTCGGGCGGATCGTGGGTGACGCTGGACAGCCAAACCGGCGAGACCGGCTGGTCACTCGGGGAAATCCGCGAATACAGCGCCGACGCTTCGCTCGCGGACTACTTCGATGAATACCGCCTGTATATCACCGCGGACAACGGCGGCGGCGTCGCGGCGGTTGAAGAGTTCCGGGTCTATGGCGGCGCGACAAGCGGGCCGAACCTGGCGGTGACGGCGGGCACGGTTGTTCGGACCATCACCGGCAGCAGTGCGCCGCTCGCCTATAGCGCGGCAAATCAAACGACGGACTTCGGCGGCGTTGTCGAAGAGGGCTCGGCCTTCGCCATCATTTACCAAATCTCGGCAATCGTTGACCGCGGCATCGCGGCAGAGGTGACGCTGTGACCACGACAACCAATCTCGGCGTTACCCATATCGTCGCCGCGCAGGATCAGAAGGAGGTCACCGCAAACGCCGGTTTCGAGCGCCTGGACGCGGCGATAACCGAGCTGTTGTCGGTCAGCCTTGCCAGCGGCAATGCCAGCCCCACGGCGGCGCAGGTGCAACAGGCGGCGGTGATCTACGCGACGGGCGTTGCCACCTCGGGGCGCACGGTCACGCTTCCGGCGGTCCAGCGTCCGCTGATCCTTGAGTGCGACAGCGGCAACACGCATTCGGTGGCGTTCGTGCGCGGGTCAACGACGGTCACGGTCGGCGCCGGAACTCGCAGCTTCGTCTATGTGGACGGCACGACCAACGGCTTGAAGGTCATCGCGGGCGCGGGCGGCACCGGCAGCGGATCGGGCGACCTGCTGGCCGCGAACAACCTGTCTGATGTGGCGAGCGCATCTTCGTCACTCACCAATCTTGGCGCTGCCGCATCCGGCGCTGTCACGTCATCCGGCTTGACGATGGCGACGGCGCGCATGCTCGGCCGCACCACGGCCAGCACCGGAGCGGTCGAAGAGATCACTGTCGGCTCTGGGCTGACGCTATCTGGCGGGTCTCTGACGGCAACTGGCGCCGGGTCTGGCGCCGTGACTTCCTCCGGCTTGACAATGGCAACCTCGCGCATTCTGGGGCGCACCACGGCCAGCACAGGCGCGATTGAGGAAATCACTATCGGGTCGGGCTTGACGCTATCGGGCGGGTCTTTAGCTCTCAGCGGTGGCGGCGCTGGATCGCCAGCAGGCCGCGCCGATGATCCGCCGGCTGCGGCTGATTTTTCGTGGGTGAACCAAGGCGGTGCATCGGTCACAGACCGTAGTTATGGCGTGTCTTTCGTCGCGCCATACAGCACGACCGACAATGTCCGCATCCTTGTAAAGTCCGCGCCTTCTTCGCCCTATCGCATCATCGCGCGGATCAAGCATCGCATCATTCAGGTCGCTAACGGCTTTCAGCATGCCGGCATCTGCTTCCGTGAAAGCAGCAGCGGGAAACTCTATCTGTTCGGCCCGCTGTATCGTTCCTCCACCACGCTGCACCGGCTCGCCGTCATCAAATACACCAACGCGACCACCTACAGCGCCGATCTCAGCGTGGGCGGCGCCTATCACGACCCCATCGAATGGCTCTCGATCCGCGATGACGGAACCAGCGTTTATTTCGATTGGGGCACCGATGGCGATACATGGATCAACTTCGCCTCGGCCACACGCGCGGCGTTCTTCACGCCGGATCAGGTCGGGCTGGCGATCAATCCTATCATCACAGCGACTAGCACCTTCGACACGATCATGACGTGTTTTTCGTTTGAGTCGGCGTAACGCGCCATGCTCGCACTCGTGCCCACTGCCACCGACAAGGATACGCCGATGGCTGCCACCGATGACGCCCGCGCGCTCGGCGCACTTGCCGCGCGCGTGGAGGCTATAGAGCGGGAGCAAGCCAGGATGGCTAGCCGTCAGGACGAGATCATCCACTGTCTGCAAGCGATCCGCCGCACGCTGGACCGAGCCGAGGGCGGCATGGCTGCCGGGCGATGGGTCGCGGGTTTTTTGGGCTTGGGTTCTATGTCCGGCATCATTGCGTTCTTCGGGTGGCTCGGCGGCTTCCTCCACAAATAGGAGACCGGGATGCGTCAGGTGAACGACGAGGCCCTCGCGTTGATTAAGCGAATGGAGGGCATGCGGCTTACCAGCTATCAGGATGTCGGCGGCATCTGGACGATTGGCTACGGCCACACCGCCACCGCGCGACCACAGCAGACGATCACGGAAGAGGAAGCCGAGACGCTGTTGCGCGGCGACCTGGCGCAGGCGGAACGCGCGGTCAGCAACCTGACGACGGTGGACCTGTCAGACGGCCAGTTTGGCGCGCTCGTCAGCTTCGTCTACAATGTGGGGGCCGGCGCGTTCCGGCAATCCACGCTCCTCCGCAAGCTGAACGCCGGCAACTATGACGCCGTGCCGGCCGAACTGGCGCGGTGGAACAAGGTGAAGGGCAAGGTCGTGCGCGGCCTCGTCAATCGCCGCGCCGCCGAGGCCGGGCTGTGGGCTCGGGACGCGCATGTGGCGGGCAACATGGTGGAGGCGGCCACGCCCCGCGGCAGCGTCGCGCCTGTGGCTGTAGGCGGCGCTGGTGCCGTTGCAGGCGCCGGCATCCTGGCGACGGCTGGGGAGCATGCCAGCCCGATCCTGGCGGCCATTGGCGCTATGGACTGGAAGCTGGCGGCGGTGCTGGCGGTGGCAGGCGTGGCGGCCTTCGTGGCGTGGCGGTTCTGCGCGCGGGACGGGGCGCTGTGATCCCCTTCCGGCTGGTGCTGTTTACGCTCGGCCTTGTTGCCGCCGTGGCCGTGTTCGCATGGGTGCGGCACGACGGCGCCATGCGCGAGCGGGGCCGCCAGGCGCAGGAACGCGCCGACACTCTCACCCGAGCCGAGGAGGCCCGCCGTGCTGCGGATGCTGACGCTATGCGCGCTGCTGATCCTGTTGACGAGTTGCGCGAGCACTGGCGCCGTCCCGAGTGACGGCTGCGCGGGCTGGCGGGCGATCTACGTGGCGGATGCCGACGTGCTGACGGACGGCACGGCGCGTCAGGTCCTGGCGCACAACGCGACGGGCCGGGCGAGGCGGTGCTGGTGACATGGCGCCAGGTGTCGCGCTGCAACTCCGCGTTCTCTGCCGGCTCGTGGAGGCGCAAGGCGAGCTGGTCAGCACGGAAGCCTTGGCGGCGGAGTGCGACGGCCGCCCCGCGATCATGCGGAACGTACTGCACCAGCTACGCCGAGACGGCTGGCGCGTTGTGAACCTCTGGGGCCGGGGGTATCGGCTCGACGTTGACCAAGGACAGACACCATGAGCGACACCAGCAACACCCCGACCGATGCCGTCCCGCTGCCGAAGGTGACGACCCAAGTTACCCTCGCGCCGAGGGTGATGATCCGCGTCGCCAATGAGGGCCAGCCGGGATACGTCTTCGGCATGACGCCGGAGGAGGCCCTGACGCTGTCGGACCAGCTCAATGCGCTGCGCGAACACGCGGCGATGCAGCCCCCCGCCGAGGGCTGACCCCTTCGCGCGCTGCGGTCCCAGGCAGCGCACGCAGCGCGCGAGACGGCCCGCCGGGGAGACCTGGCGGGCCGTTTGCGTTTCGGGGATTTGCTACGCGATGGCCGGCCAGTAGGCGACGCGGCCCACGGTGCTGTTCCAGGGCGTGAACACGTCGGCCCGCGCGACCCACTCCTTGCCGTTCTCCGCGATGGTCGCGGTCGGGTGCCGGTAGTGTTCCTGCACGTAGCTGCGGCGCTCGAAGCCGCGCTCGCGGAGGGCGGCGATTGCCGCCTCGACGCTGGGAAAATCCTCGGTGCTGCGGGTGTAGGTCATCGGTTCCTCCTTGGGGATTTGTAAGAGGGGAGGCGATCAGCCCCAGCCGTCACCGCTGCCAAAGACGGAGCCGTCATCGTTCAAGGGCATCCCGGTCGCTGGGTCTGCCTGCCATCGCCCGCAGGCGGTGCGGCCGACTGCGACCCATCGAAGCTCGCCCGTCTCGGCGTTGCGGTAGGCATCGCCAGCGAAATCGTCGCCGCGCTCTATGCGCTTGTCGTGCTCTGGTGCGCGCTTCCACATGGGCGGTATTTCCTTCCGGGGGTTAGTGGACTTGGTTCGCCAGGGCTTCGGCGGCGATAACACCGACCCGGTCCATGGCGTCTTGCAACTCGGCTTTGGTCCGCATCCGCTCGCTGGTCGCGTCAGCAATGCGAGACAGGGCAGCGCGGAAGGCGGACACGTTCTGAGCGTCGGCGGTGCGAGCCGCCTGCCGGGCAGCCCTGGCGCGGGCCTGCCGCTCGGCGGGGGAAAGCGGCCTTTCCCCCAGGGCCTTGCGGGGCATCAGCCCCGCCGCCGAACCAGGGTGGCGGTCTTGGCGATGGAGGCCGGCAGCCATTCGCGCCGCAGTTCCGGCTCGCCAACGCGCATGAAGGAAAACCACCGCTCGATCTTGACGCTGCCGTTCTTGGCGACCTTCAGCACATCGGCGCGGTAGCTGTGCGCTTCGCCGGGGTACATCTCGATGCGGTCGCCGGGCTGGAAGGTCATCGGGGTGGTCTCCTTGGCTGATGACCCGTTATATCGTGACGTCACGCTACCTCGCAAGGGAAAAGTGGCGTCACCTAATCTTTTTTCGGGAGGCGCCGAAAACTGCCGTCAGCCTCCACCCGCAGGGAAAGCCCCCGCATGCCCATGCGTCTCTCCGCGTGGGCCTCGCTGCCTGGCGGGGCGCCCTTCAGGGCACGCTCGGCGGCCTGCTTCACCGTGAGGGCCCGAGGGGACGGGTCAGCCATTTGCGAGCTCCAGGAGCACGTCGGCGTGGCACGGCTTCGACGGCGCGCACCAGCAGCAGAGGTCCCGGCCGCGCAGCATGCCCACCTCGGCCCGCATCCTTTCCCGATAGCGCAGTAGCGGGCCGCGGACTTTCAGCCTGACGTCGAACAGCGCCGAGCTGCGCAGCGAGCCCGTCAGCCAGCAGCGAAACATGCGGACCGCGATCGCCGGGTCCGGGTGCGAGAAGGGATTGCCCCACATGGTGCCACGGCCGACGTAAATCGCGCCGGGCGGCATCTTCCAGCCCTTCGTGCGGCTGCGGCGGATTCGCTCCGGCATCACCCCATCGTCCTCTTCGGCTCCCGGAGCGCCGGCGCGTGAAGGCCCAGCGCCCGGCGCAGCGCGGCATTCTCCCCCCGGGCGACGTTAAGGTCGTAGGCCATCTCGGCCACCTCCCTCGCCATCCGCTGCGTCTCGGCGACCATGACGTCGTATCGGGCCTGCTCGTCGGCTGGCATGCGGGACTCGCTCATTCCGCCGCCTCCGCCGCGTCGGCCTTCTCGCTGTCGATCTTCGTGCGGATGCGGAGCACGAAGGACGAGGCCTGGCCGAGCGGCCAGCCGAACTCGTCGGCGATGGCGCGGGCGTGCCACCTCTCCCGATCGCCGCGGATCAACGCCTCCGCCGCGGATTCGTCCAACTGCTTGCCGCTGACCGGCGCCGGCATGGGGCGCGGTGCCGTGGACTGCGGCAAAGGTGGTCGGCCCGCCTTCGAGAAGCTGTTGCCTTCTGGCGGTGGTGGAGCGACCGGCGCGGCCATCTTCCGCCCGGGCGCGGCCCAATCGGGCAGCGTCACCACCACCCGGCGCTCGGTCGACTCGAGCTCGTAGATCGCCGGACGCGCGGGCTGCGCGCTCGGGGCGGCGGTCAAGTGATCCAGGGGGATATGGACCGCCGCGCATCCGTCCTTCCAGCGCAGGCCCCAGTCTCCGCCCTGCACCAGCGTCAGGCGCAACCGGCCGGTGGGTGGGTCGAACTCCGCCGTGATGCGCTCGCGCTTGTCGCCGGTTTTCGCGCCAAGCTGCCGGCAGACCTCGCCGGCCAGCGTGACCGCCATGCGCTTCTCACGCGGACGCCACGCGCAGGTGATCCCGCCCGTCGCGCTGCGGGCCCCGGATCGCGGCCGGATGCGTTCCCAAGCCATCAGCCGGCCTCCATCGCCGCGACCGCCTGGCGGAAGGCGAGCGCCTGGAAGCGGTCGAGCACCACCGGCTTTCGCTCGGCGATGTTCAGGACGAGACCGCCGCCGGGGATGGGGTCGAGCCGGAGCAGCCGGCCGTCGGTGGCGACCAGCGTGGCGAAGCAGTCCTGCTGCGGGGCGGTGGGGAGGAGATCGGCCTGTTCGGCCGTGGTCTGGGGTTCGATGTCCATGGGTCAGGGTCCTATGCGGGGAGGCCGAGGTCGGTCTGGTCGGCAACTGGTGCAGGGGGGCTTGCACTGGTCGTGCCCGCCTCCTCCGGCGGATCGAAGCCGGCCAGCTTCTCCGCCACCGCCGCGCCGATGCTCTCGGCCAGGGCGGGCCGGTTCTTCGTCAGCCAGTCGCGCTGCTTGACCACGGCCGCGTCGGCAGTGATCGCCTCCAGGGCCGCCATGTCGGCGGCGCCGCGGATGCGCTCGAGGAGAGCCTTCGCGCCGGCCTCGACCTTGTCCTCGGTCGAGGGCGCCACCTGCAGGGGCTGCACGGTGAAAGGCTTGCGACGCGCCTTCGTCTCCGTCAGCGCCATCGTCACCGGCCGGTCGATGTGCGAGAGGTGGCTGATGCGGATGCCGCCGACGGCCATGCCGCCAAACTGGATCTTCTCGTCGCGGAAGATCGTCATGGACCGGCCGATGTAGACGTTGCCGTCCGAGCCCCAGCAATGCACCAGCACCCGGCGCATGCTCTTGCCGGGCTTGTATGGCTTCCCGCCGTCGCCCTCGAAGTGGATCGCCACCGGCTGCTCCTCGCTGAGCAGCGCGACCTTCGTCACCTTGATGGTGCGCGGGCCGGTGATGAGGTCATCCGCATTGAGCTGGTCGCTCTTCGGGATGATGGTTCCGGATAGGTCGCTCAAAGCGTGATCTCCTGCTGGATGCGTCGCTCGGTCGGGATCAGCCGGCGCCATTCCACCGCGCCGTTGAACTCTTCCACGATCTTCGAGACGGCCTCCTCGAAGGCAGCAGCCGCCTCGAGGATGGCCGCGCGCACCTTGTCGTCGGGGTGAATCCGCAGCGTCATCATCGGCATGCCGCCGCTGTATGAGATGAAGTCGCACCAGCTTCGGCCGGTCACGAGCATCGCCGTCTGCACCTGCAGTAGGTAGTCGGCAGGCATCTCGCCCGCGACGATCGTCTCCACCTGGAACCGCTGGCGCCGCGACTTGATCTCGATCAGCCCGTCCTCGCCGACGAAGCCATCAGGCGAGCAGCCGAGCGTGAAGCCGAAGCCGTCGTTGGTGACGAAGCCGACCTCCTCCACCGGCGCGAAGTTCCGACTGTAGAGGTCGCGGGCCAGGATCTCGTCCTCCTGGCCGCGCAGCATGTCGTCGCTGATGTACGCGGGCTCGACGTAGCCGGTGATCCGCTGCGCCGCGAGTTCCCATGCGTGCGCGCGGGACTTGTCGTTCGCAGCCTTCTTCAGCGTCGGCGTCAGGATCAGCTTCACCTCACTTGCCGTCAGCAAGCCGCAGCGCGCGGCGAGCCATTCGTCCGATCCTTGGATTAGGTCGTGGTGAATGGTGATC